GTCGTATTCCTGCCGGCGTTCAACGCTACATTACCGACTTCACTGAGCCTAAAATGGATTGGCGTCAAATGTTGCGTATGAACATCCAAAGTATCATTAAAAGCAACTTTAGTTTCCAACGTCCAAATCGTAAGAGCCAACATTGCGGTGCCGTGTTGCCAGGTATGATGAACGAAGAAACTATTGACGTTAGTGTAGCAATCGATATGTCTGGTTCTATCAGCAACAAAATGGCACAAGACTTCTTAGGCGAAGTTAAGGGCATTATGGAAGAATACAAGGACTTTAAACTGGACTTGTTCTGCTTTGACACCGAAGTTTATAACTATGTTAAGTTCACTGGCGACAATGCCGACGAGATCATGGATTATGAACCCAAAGGCGGTGGTGGTACTGACTTTGATGCTTGCTATAACTTTATGAAGGAAGAAGGCATCGAGCCCAAACGCTTCATTATGTTTACTGACGGTTATCCTTGTGGTAGCTGGGGTGATGAGAACTATTGCGAAAGCCTGTTCATTGTCCATGGCAACGATAACATTGTTGCGCCGTTTGGCCAAACTGCTTATTACAAAGAAGATTAAGTATGGCATTGGCTAGAGGCGAGCTAAATCCGTTAGGTGTTTTGGGTATAAGGCGTATAACCTTTATCCCAAAACATTTTTCTACGATTAAAATATCTAAAACCTGCGATATCAGATTATTAGATCAATGGATATCTTTCAACTTAAATAGTAGGTATAGTATTAAAAAAACTTTTGCCTTAGATAGTAATAATAAATTATCTGAAGTAATTGAAATTGGTATGGAAGATCCTATGGAACTTACAATGTTCTCTCTAGGGTGTCCGCATATTCATAAAACATAAAGGAAAATAAAATGAGCGATCAAGATCAAACACAAGTAGCAAGCCAAGACGTAGGTGGAGATGTTTCCCCTGAACAACAGCAACCTCAATTGAGCATTCAAGATTTACAAAATCTTCGTGCTGTAGTTGATTTGGCAGTTCGTCGTGGTGCTTTCGGTGCCGCAGAAGCAAGTTCAGTTGGACAAGTATTTGATAAACTTAACACATTCTTAAATGCTGTTACCCCTCCTCAAACAACTGATACTACTGCCCCAACTGCCTAATTAGAGGTACATCATATGGCAAGAGAATTAAAACACGTAGGTAAGATGAAAAACAATGGCGCTAAAGTCGTTGTAGCTTATCGTACATTACCTGGCGATGCTAATAGTGCATTGGTAATCGGAACCGGAACATTGTCCGATACTTGGCATGATACTATTATGAGTATTGTACAAGACGTCAGTGGACAACAGGCCAATGAACTAGCAGACATCCTTGCTGTTCGTAAGTTTCCCGATGGAGAGAATATTTTAGTTTCTTTACATAAACGCGGGTTACTTAAGAAGGTCCCAACAAATGGAGTTATTATGACTCCATCTGGCAACTCTTCAATTCCATTGAATGAGTTAAATCAGATTATTGCTGACCAAAAAGGTGTCGAAGTCGAAGACCTGGCAGTTAGTGATGGTACTGCTCCAAAAAGAAATAAATCTGTTAAAGACGATCCTACTCGTACAACCAGTTCGAGCGTAAATGCAGGCGAAGATATTGTTGCAGAGAGACCAGTAGTTACCGAATCAAAGTCTCCGACTTTGGAATTGACTCCTGCTGAAATGCGTAGTCGTGCTGATGCATTGTTTAAACAAGCTCAAGTATTACGCAAACAAGCAGACGAGATGGATCCTCCAAAGAGCAAGAAGAAAAAAGAAGTAGTTACGGACGCTGAATGACACATCCCGAACAAGTCTACTTAGACGCACTTAAAAACATTTTAGAAAACGGTGATGACCGTCCTGATAGAACGGGAACAGGTACACGCAGTATCTTTGGTCTTCAAATGCGTTTTGATTTGACAGAAGGATTTCCTGCTATTACTACAAAAAAACTAGCATGGAAGGCAGTAGTTAGCGAACTACTTTGGTTCTTAGAAGGCAGTGGTGACGAACTTCGTTTGAGAGAAATCTTACACGGGGAACGATATACTGAAAAGAAAACCATCTGGTCAGATAACGCTGCCGCTTCTTACTGGACAAGTAAAAAACTCCAAAGGCACCCCGGTGACTTAGGAAGAATTTACGGAGTACAATGGCGTAAATGGCGTAAGCCATTAGTACGTATTAATAAAGTTATACTACAAAATCACGATCAATTAATCGAACTCATCAACGGCATTAAAGAGGATCCATATAGTCGTAGACACATTATTACAGCATGGAATCCAGGTGAGTTAGATTTAATGGCGTTACCGCCATGTCATATTCTTGCTCAGTTTTATGTTGTTAACGGTAAGTTAAGTTGCCAAATGTATCAACGTAGTGCTGATATGTTTTTAGGTGTTCCATTTAACATTGCATCATACGCATTGTTTACACACATGGTGGCGCAAGTTTGTAATTTAGAAGTTGGAGATTTGGTTATTACTTTAGGTGATGCTCACATCTATAATAATCATTTCGATCAAGTCAAAGAACAGTTAACTCGCAAGCCGTTACCGTTACCTCAATTACAATTGAACCCCAGTGTCGATGTTATTATGGATTTCGAAATGGACGATATCGAACTAGTGGGATATGAAAGCCACGAAGCTATTAAAGCTCCGATGGCAGTTTAAACTACTAGAACTTCAATAACCCCAAAGCCCTGTGAATTACTTTGCAGGGCTTTTGCTATTACTGCTCCTTCAGATACAGATTTAGCCGCTGTGGCATATCCTGCATAGTCACTGGTAACTAGTAGATCACCTCTTTCAATATAGCCGTGAACTTTGCAAGGAACACGACCTTTTAAGGCAATTGGAGGGTGAGTTTCGTCATTTCCAGCGTCTTTATTCATTAAATAAGCAGGCTTTTTACTCACTATACCCACTACCCTTGTATCAGCAAATTTAGTGGTAGTTGTAACTTCTTTTAGTCCACCGATTACTAAAACGGTGCCAACTTCATATACAGCATCAGCTTCATAACGTTCGGCCAAATCTGCATAATAGGCCGATGTAGCGGTGGCATTTAATACGCCGTTATTGTAGTTAAACGATGTATTCACTACTGCTTGAGAGACACCAGATGAAGCAGATACCATAGGAATATAAAATGTTCCAGACGGTGCAGTAGAAACTGACAAGCCTGAAGATGATAAAGAGTGAGCGGCGGTTCCCCACAACATATATCCAGAAGTGGTAGACACTGCCGATACACCAGTTATTGGATCTGCATTTGGTAAAGTAATGCCTGCTTTTACCACTGTAAAGGTGTTTACTTGTCCGACACCTGGACCGATATCACTAGTCGAGTACGGAGCCGGAGTGTAGTTGATATCCGAAATTACCAGTACGTTCAAACCATCAACTTGTCCTAAGATGGTAGATTGTCTAACGCTTTGGTCGGTTAACTCTTTAGTGAATATCCAATTGCTACCAAGTCCTTGATTGAACGGTCCAATTGTGGTCCAACCTCCATTGTATTCGTCGTAAATTGATAATTGGTGCGAAGCAGTACTCCATACCATATTACCAGTTACTTGTCCGGTTGCTGGTCGAGATCCTACGATGTTTAAACTAGCAATACCTTTAAAGTTCGATCCGTCATAACATACGTTTAATTGTTGTGTTCCATAGTTAAACCATGTTTGGCCTTGAATAGGACTCGTTGGGGCGGTTTTATTATTAAAATTTTCCAACAAGCCAACAAGGTTTTCTTCCAATGGTCGACCGTAACCAGCAAAGTTTCTACCGATAAAAGTAAGACTGGTAGTAGTATCGTCGATTGTTGAATCTTGTACTGTAGTTAAAATAGTACCGCTGGTTTTATTTAAGATGTATGACATAATTTATTTTACCATGAAGAAGGAGTATAGCCAATTCTTGACCAAGCATTTGTTCCTGTACAGAAGTAGAAGTAAGAATTATCCCAAGCAATTTCTCCCACGTTTCCTGTACTAGTATTATGTACCGGAGCAGTTGAACTATATGTTGCTGTAGCAGGATTAAACGGAGCAAAATCAAGCCAACCAGAAGAGGCACTATAAATGTATAAACGATTATCGTCCCCAGAAATTATTTGGCCAGCAACAGGATTAGAAATAGCTGTTATGGCTGCATAACTTTGAGGAGTAACTATCAAACCTTTGGTAGATTGAATATTTCCAAAAATTGTTAATCCGTTTACAACCGTGGCCACTGATGTATTGAACGTGCCAATACTGTTACTAGGAGTAAATTGATTATTGCTTATTGCACCTAATACAACACCATAATTATCTAACAATGTAACTTGTTTAGGTAATGGTGGAGTAGATGTGTCTGTTACTGCCTGTAAAGGAACTACCCATCCAGTTGCCCCTTTAGATGTAGGAAATGTAGGGATTGTAACAAACGAACTACCATTATAAAAATTCAATGTTTGAGTTTGTGTATTATTGTTATACCAAAAATCACCTGCATTAAGTCCCGCTGGCTGTGCAGGGCCGACCGTAGCTCCGCCGGCACTTATAAAGGTCGCCGAAGTTGCGTCCCATACCCTTACTTTTTTATAAGTAGTATCATACCAAAGCTGACCGCCTTGGGGATTAGAAGGGGGCTGGAAATTAGGAGCAGCAGAATTGGTTAATAGAGTTACAAAATTTTGACTGTAGTACTGTCCCCAGCCTGCATAATCTTTACCGACAAATGTAATACTGGTAGTTTGGTCAATAGTGTTATCTGCTACTCTTAAAAAAAGAGAACCATTACTATTTAGAAGAGTATATGCCATTATCTTATCCTTAAGAACTCAAACTCTGAATACGTATGGTATAGTCAATCTGTATCATACGATTTAAACTCTTTTGTACAGGATGGAAGATAACATGAGTTAATAGCAGACCAGCACCTGGACCTGTAGGACTATAGGCTTTAAGTCCTAATTCATCAAATACAAAATTTCCTTCAGAATTTACGGCATTATCAAATGCTTGCTGTCCAGCCGGCTCGCCGAAATCTAATAAACAACTAACTAACACATCGCTGTAATAAGCGCCGGACAAATGACGTACTTGCATAAAGTTTCTAGCAGGATCCAAATCGTAAGTTTGATTTGAATCAACTACTTTGTAATATGTTTGGTTGTATAACGCGGCAGTAGTTCCAATAACATTTGGAGTGAGATATGTAATAACCCCGGTATCGTTAACGCGAGTTCCACCATTGCCAAAAGCCATGCCTTCAATCATCCCGAGTCCTTGATTGCTTATACTATTAGCAAGACTTAAACTAAAAGTTTCGTAGTTAATAGCGTTCTTTTTATCAATAAAAACTTCACCGGTTTCCGGATTATAAATTTTGATATGCCCTTGAACGGAAACACTTCCTTGTTCGTTAGGTTTATTTGGTGTGCTGGTAGTCATTTGTTTTTGTTCCATGATGATATTTATTCTAAATTATAGATCCTTAATTTTGAGATTTACCGTAGAAATAACTATCTGGTAAAACTGCTGGACCGTCCCTTAAGAAATTCGCAAGAACTCCTGTGCTAGATGTTAACGAAACAGTAGAAATTTCTGGTGTAACTATATTATTCCAGACAGAATTTACTTCTTTCATAACAATCGTTAATATTGCTCCAGTAGTTAATGTTACTGTTGCAGTATTTAATGTTAACACCTGTGTGTTAGTATTAATTGAGAAATCTGCAGGATGCTGACGTAGTCCAGAATCGACAAATCCCAAAGTAGCAGTTACAACATAATTCGTAGTAGGACCGGTTGACCAGTAAATTTTATTAGTGCTGGTAACAAGATAAGTAGTGCCTGTTGAAAGTTTTGGTAATGTCGAAGCGGTTCCAGTTGATGTAGAATAATCAATAACAACCTGAGAACGTCCTGGGGCATACACCCAAACTATGCTTGTATCGGTAGTAACATATGCCGGGCTACTTGTATATTGGAGATCTTGTTTTAAAACTGAGTAAGCATTTGTTAACGCTTCAACATTAGGATAAGAGCCACGGATTTGAGATTCTAGAATTCCATCATATGAAACGGTTGTATCTTGAGAATACGAAACATCCTTACGCAATGGATATCCTGCATAATATACTTGAACCTGGTCGACTGCTCGATGACTTGCAGTACTAATTGAATAAACATAAGCACCGTTAACATAAGTTCCGTTGAATGGATCGTCAGGATAATTCTGCGTCAATGATTTCCAAGGAGAACCAATTAAGGTAATACCATCGCATCTAACTGTAGATGATGTTATCCAATTCCAGCCTTTAATCGTCGATGTACTAATCGAATAGGTATTAACCAGCGCCGCGTTTGTGTAAGTATTTTGAATCAAGAATGTTTCTTTATAACCTATCTCAGGTCCAATCTGCAATGTTTGATAGGATCCTTGATCTATAACTAAAGTTCCTATTGCCACCGATGCGGTTGTCGATCCTGTTACACCTGTTCCACGAACACCGCGACGAATTTGACCTAACACATTATTTTCATTTGTATAGAATTCGATCAATTCACCATCAATTAAGATCGTTCCTGGAATATTTGCAGCTCTATTAGGAGGACTTAATACAGAAGAATCCTGAACATGTATCTGAGTAGATGTTGTATATAAAGGTTGAGTTAGATATGTAGAATTTGGATTAGACAATCTTGTATAGGTTTCTTTTCCTAATATATCTTTAAAAATTCTATAACCCAATACTCCCTGAGTTGCTGACGGGCTTGCAATACTCATAATTACTACAGTATCGTCGTCGCCAATGATGTACGCATCACTGAGTACAATAGTTCGATGGTCTGGCAATAGTTGGAAATCGATACCACCAACTAATCGTAATGTTAAGGCGCCTACTGCACTTCTATTCACAGTTACCCACACATAATTTAAATCCATTGCAGGTCTATTGAGTTTAAATGTTCTATAAGGATTTCCTCGGAACACTTGAGTCTCAATACCCATGTTGTCTTGGTCATTGTATGTAGTAATTGTATAAGTGATGTAAGTTTGGTTATAATAATTAGGCGTGAATAATATGTCTCCAGCAGAATTTATTATGTAATCGTAGGTATACTGTTCGCTGTTATTATAAACATAATGCGATAAGAAATTGTGCGGCATCATTGCTTCAACAGCAATAGTGTCTCCAACACCAAATGATTTGGTTATTGTTACATTATTATCATCGAATGTATAATCTTGACCCAGTTTTAGTTGAGTGCCGTTTATATAAACGTTGGCATTATCGCCGTAATTTGTATCTTTTACAAACGTTCCAGAAATATCGTTAATTTTATATGCTGTAACATTAGTAGAAGTTACTGTATAATATGTAACACTAGGAGGCAATAAAGTTTTTGTTATTCCTGTATTGTTGTCTGTTGCTTGAACAATTGCTTGAGCACTATAAGGACCAATCTTGCCTAACGGTAAATTAGTATTGATATATGTACCTGTGTAACTATTGTTAGGATCCAAATATGTTATATTGTAAACGTTTATAGTTTGAATATTGACTTGGTTGTACTTGTTATTAGGTGCTACATTATCAAAGAACCATGCTTGTACTGAATTTACTACATAAGGGTTTGTATTAGACGTTGTTGTAAGATTATAAACAACAACAGAAGCACGGTTATCAGTAGCAGATGCAGGTGTCAATGCATAATAAGGATCTGTAATCGAGGGTGTTGAGCCAAGAACTCCGCCATTCAATGTTACATAGACACTGGTTACTTCATTATAACTTCCTAAACTGACTACTTGAGTGGTTGTAGATCCATGAGAAGCACTTACCTTTTTATCGATAATGCCTACGCCATCGTTAACACCGTCGCCGACTCCAACAATAGTATATGTTAAAATTCCATTTACAGTAAGTCTAATAATTAAATCATATCCGTTAATAGTGTAAGTACCGTAATCTGGAGAATTAGGAGTATATATCAACTCTTCACCGTTAAATGACACAGCAATGCTTCCAGTAGTAGTTGGAAGAACTGGCAATTTAATTACAGCAGAGCTTGGATCGTTAGCGAACACGTTACTCGATCCGGTTAATACTGTAGGTGATGAATACGGATTTTTTGTATAGACATCAATACCCAACGTATCAGATACTAATCCTGGAACTACTTCTTCAGGAGCCCATGCAGAATTAGGTGTTACAAATCCGTATTCACCGTCGATAATTAAATCAGTAGGATTGATTCCCAAAGCATTTACTAAAATTCCACTATTCCAAGACGGATATTGTACATCCAAAACTTCCATTCCAGAATATTGATAAACAGAATCGTCTATTTGACTTGCATTAATAATTGTATCAGGAATACTTCTTCCATAAGTGTTTGACCAAACAGGTGCGGAACGTGCCACAATACTACCATTTACGGAGGTAGCTGTAGTTTTTATTGTTGTTGTTCCTTCGTAGTACCCGCCCATTTGAACTCGAGGATCATCAATACCAATCATTAATTGATTAGTAGCGGTGGATATCATTTGATTTGTAGGTTGATAGAAATTTTCTATACGTTCTACCGCAGTCATTAACGATATACTCTTCTCATAAGAGAATATAATAATTGCACCAGCAGCTGGAACTTGATCAACATTGAGGAATATTAATTTAGAATATTGTTTGTTATATCCGTTATATTCTTGTGTATAATTTTTAACTGTATAATCTGTAGGTAATACATATTCTCCAGTTACACTCAGACTCATTTTATATCTATTAGGTTCCGCTAACCAGCTTAATGGAAATTCAACAGTAATTCCATCACCAATAAATGTATCTGTTACAGGCAATACTCCAATTTGATTTTCAGGTGTAACCCTATCAAATACAATTGTTTCTGTCATTTGACGTACAGGAACAGAGAATATGTCATTCTTTGTAGGAACTTCAGACACTATATATGATCCTCCGTCTATAGGAGAATAGTTTTGAGGATTATTAAACCAATCGTACGGTATTAAGCCATTGGGGTGGGGTCTGTCGTAATCTAGAACTAATGTTTTAGATACTTCTGTATTACTAAAATTAGTTGTATACTTACGAATTTTTGTTCTATATGGTTTAATTTCATTTATGAAATCTTCATAATAAGAACTATCTTGTAATTTGTATACCGGTGGCTGATTTAATTTTTCTGCATAATTGGTTAAGTTAATGAACGAAGTTTTAAAGGCCCAGTCAATTGTGTGTTGTTCCGAGAACGCATATTTAATTGCTGTAAAGAATAACTTATTCCAGTTTACTGACAAGTCATTAATGAAAATTTCATCTTTCAACCCTGCAAGAATAAACTCTATTTCTTTATTAGGAGTTTGGTCATACAATGTTTGATTATATGTATAATTTTCATCCCATCCGTAGCTTCGATTCCACAACGTATCTAATAATTGAATTGTTCCGTTTTGTATATATTGTATTTGATAGTTAGTACCAAAGTTACCAACTGTACCTGTAGACAATGCTTGAACAATTATAGAATTACCATCTCCGCGGTTATTAATTTTAATATATTGTCCTGGTCTAGTATCAGCACCATAAATTTGATCAACTTCATCAAAAATCAATGCAATGTCTTGATAAGGATTGTATGTAGGCGCTACCCAATCAACAAACTTCCAATACAAAGTTGTATTATAGCTTTGTGTTTGTACTCTTGTCCACTGATTGTTTTGATAATCATAAACTGTCCATCCGCCATCGTAGGTATCATCTGCTAACACAACCGCAGTAGAAGTTGTGCCAGTGATTAGGTCTAATTCATAATTATCCACTACCACTGTATACCCTGCTGGGTATGGTTCAATTTCGTTAAAATTCAATAGAGTGTAATTTCCTGTTATAGGAACATCAATAAGAATATCGTTTACAAAATTAACAATATTATGTAATGCTTCAAATCTATCATTGAATAGAGTTTGTTGAGGACGAATACCAATACCAAATTTTGCTCTTGCAGATAAAGAAGGATCAGGAACCAAGGCTCCAGTTGCGGTATTACTACCGATCAAACTATCAATCATCTTACGTTCTAATAATGCAGGAGGGGCACTTGTTTCATCTCCCTCTCTCATTAAGACCCATTCTGTATGTCTTGGTATTTTACTATTAGTATTGTCAATAGCAAAATTTAAACTAATTTGATCAGATCGCAATTCATTAGAAATGTTAGATAACATTAAAGAATTACTGTCGATAATAGATGCAACTTCTAGATCTGAGGCTGTTGGATTTGCAATATAGTTTGCAACAGAATAAGCACTAATTCTACGATTCGCTGTAGCAGGAATTACAACCTTGTTCTTGACCCAGAAGTAATACTTATTAACCAAACTGTTTGTTGCAGTATCATATACTTGGTTAACAGACAAAGTACCGTTGTCAACAAACTTAGGTTGGCCACTGATTCCAGATGTTAGTCCAGAAGTTGTGTCTGCTTGAATAGCCCAATCGCTAGGTAGCAATGAAGATTCGACCCACTCGTAGACATCAATACTAGCTCCTGGGAATAATTTACCCCAGTTGTTACGACGATATTCTAAATCACCTTGTTCATACCATGTGAATTTTGCAGTGCTTAGATCCCACCACAATTGTCCAACCTGCACAGACATCCATGGAGTAGACGGATTAACGTTTGTTCCTGTTCCACCGATACTATAAATTGCTGGATCGCTAGGTAATTGGTATGTTAGTTCTGCTTGAGCAATGCCAACAATTTTTCCCTTGATAGGATCAACATAGTCATAATAGTTGACAATATCATTTGCAACGGTATCAACCAAGCATATTTTTTGTACTTTGTCTACCAAAACTAAATCATCTTGAACTCGAGTTTGCTGCCAACCGACAATAGTAGGATCATTTGCAGTAAACTGATACACCGCACTTGTAGCAGAACTAATAGTAGATGTCATTCCGCCTGGAGCACCGACAATTACAATGCCTTCGTCGACAACAACAGAAGTTCCGTAATTTGTGCCTGTTGTTATTTCTTCTTGTGAATTAATCAATTCTTCACTATAAACAAATCTAGTATCTCTACGTGAATACATATAAACAGAACCAGACATACTTTCTGTCTCTGTAAATCGTGTAGTATTCAAGTCAAATGTAGTCGAGTGTCCGTCGAAATAAGTTATTACATTTGAATTAGTACCTAATGCAGAAACAACCAAGATATTAGTTTCTGTATTAAAATCCATCGCAACACCAAATTTCATTTGAGAACCTGCTACTGGATTTGTGATAATAAAATCAGATATAGGAACGTATTCGCTACCGTTATTTTGATATATTGCAACTGCACCTAAACTACCATCAGCATTTAACACATTAGGAGCACCTACCGCAAGATAACTTCCATCCTGACTCAGTGCCACTGATTGTCCAAAGTTAGTTGTGGTATTGGTGAACGGAGATAGAATATTATAATGTGAAACAAAAGTAGGATTATTAGAAGGACTTGTTGTTAGATATATGTAAACTGTGCCAGAAGAATTATACCCCGGAGCACCAATCGCCACGGTTTTTCCAATTTTATCTGTAGCGACAGATGTACCAAATCTAGAACCAGCTGTGGTTCCGTCTACAGATCCACTATATGTCGAACTAACTGAATTTGTGCCTGTTGTAATTAAGTATGTATAAACTGTACCAGTGCCTGTGGGGGCGCCGACAAACAATACACTCTTATTGTAGTTAATAGGAACTATGTTTACACTCGAACCAAAACCCCAACCATATGTTGAAGTAGTGATTGTTAAATCTATAGCAGCCTTACCATATTGATCAATGCTGGTAACTATCACTTCACCGCTGTTATGATTAGCACCAGGAGCGCCGCCAAATATCAATCCGTAACCGGCAGATCCGTATGGATTTGGATTATATGCAACAGAATATCCGTATAGATTTCCGTTGCCCGGAGTGTCGGCTAATTGATAATAAGAAAGTGGAGATATACTTCCGTTTTCTAATTGGTACAATCCCACGTTACCCGATACATAAACTCCATTATTGTCTATGTTAGAAAAATAAGGAGATCCTATTGCAAGTACATTACTTCCTTTAGGTTTAGAAATACTATATCCGAAACCCACATTATCAACATTTAAGTAACTAAATGTAGCGGTATTAGAATAATTTACTATCTTTTTGTATACAGCCCATCCGTTGTTGTCAGTTCCATTTCCGCTGTCAACCCAGATATTTGTTCCAAGGTCATAGCGATATAATATTTGATCAGTAGGCATGTCATCATATGTAGCAACACGAATTGAATCAAATGTAAACAATAAACCTGGACTTATTGGATCTGGAAAATCTATAGAACCCAAAGTACTAGCAACTGTAAATTCAGTTTTACTTGGCACTGCCTGAATAGTGTAGATGCCATCAACTGTGACATCAACGTCAACAACAGAAACTAGTTGTCCTACGGATAAATTATGAGTGCCGCTAGTTATGAATGTTATCTGACTGTAAGGTTGCGATGCGACAACACTAACAATGTCAGCTGATTGGAAGGTGTATCGCAGAACATCCCAATTGCCGTCTGGTGTAAATCCTAACCAAATAGTTGTACCATCTTCGATGATATCGTTGTTAGCGATGTCTAGTAAACTATCTCGGTTATATGCAGTCGAATCGACATCATCGAATCTTACGTATCCACTATGCGGTAGTTCAAATACATCTGTAGATGTTGTGGTTGCTACCTTAGGCAAAGTACCGGTACCAATAGTTAATTCATTAGGAGTAATGTAAGAAATCAAAGAATTGTTTTCAGGTACAGTATCAACAAAACTAACAATTTGTGGATTTTCTACAAACGTTCCTTCCTGTAACGGAACTTCAAATTCATTATACGTTGTAAATGATCCATATTGTCCAACTCTAAAAGCCCACTCTTCTGTAAACTCAATTTGACTATTCAAGTTTTCTAAAGAAGCAGAAGCTAATTTAAGAATAGGGTTTGCTGTTCCTTTTTCTTTAATAAATCCTTCGTAAAACTTATATTGACTAACTGGGTTACTAAAGATATTATTCAAATATGGACGTGGTGTGTAGCCTGTTAAGTTTTGTGCAGCCTGTTGTATACTTGCATCGAAGTTATCAATATCTAAACTATAATAATCATTAAATTGATTAATTTGGAAATCAAAGTTAGGAAACAGCCCGGCAGTCGGAGCGGATTTTAATACATTCCATTGATCAAATACAAAGCTCTGTGCTCCTTGAATGTTAGATTTTGCACTATAATATTGTCCATTGAACAATACTACATCACTGGCAAGATAATTTTTATAAGGAGTCCAGTTGACTACTTTAGCTTCATCGTATAAGAAACCTGGGGCAAAGAAATCTCCGTTCCAGTTGGAAGTTCTAAAACCAACTAGCTTCACACGTTCTTGACGTTCACCTGTTTCAATATCATAAATGACATCACCAAAAATATCAGTGTTGTCAAACACCATACCGTGTTCTTTTTGTATGCAAAGTAGTCTTGCAAAATATATTCCATCAGGATTATTAATAACGTTAATCTTAAATTGGCCGTTTTGGCGTGTTATGAATAAGTTACTTTGAGGGAAAGGAGTACCATCTGCTCTTGCAATATTGTAGTCGTAGAACTTATCAAATACATTATTAACTACAGAATTATTAGATTGGTATGTTAATTGATCGGCAAATGGACTCAATGTAATAACACTATTAGATGTCCAGTTTTGAGTACTCCAGAACAGGAATTCTCGTCCGCTTAGATACCAATCAACATTAGTTCCTAATTCTTTATTAAAATTGTCAAATACAAACCCTTGGTCGGTTAACCAAGCGCCGTAACCAACAATTAAATCGTAAAGATCTTGTATGTTGTTAAATGTTGTTCCATAAGGAACTTGCACGGCGTTTTTATTAAACGACGATGCTGTTTGAACAGTGGCACCCCCGACTGTAGGCAATGCCGATAAAATTTGATATAAAGAAGAATCAAATACAGCTTCAGCGGCATGACTAACAAGTACTCTGTAGAAGTTATTACCGTATTGAACAATTTGTCCGGCTTGATAGAAAATATTAGCCGAAGCTGCTCGTGCTGTAGTTGTATCTAAGGAAGTTAAATTTGTGGCGCCAATAGAACTTGCAGATGTCCATACAACATAATTAGCACTAACACCGCCAATTGTTATTGTAGGTGTTGTTGAATTTCTAACAGAAGGATAATATGTAAAGTAAGGATTTTGTTGATCATATCCTCTAATTACATAATTTCCATTCAGGCGTTGTATAATAATTCCAGAAATTCCTATACTCTTTATTGGATTACTAGTGTTAAGAATTAATGTATAATTTTCATTTGGAAGTACTGCACCTGGTAAGTTTGTAGTTGGTTCATAAGCATCGATAATCACTTGTAAAGTTGATTTACTTACGAAACCGCCTACCTTATGGAACAGGTTAAAACTAGCATATTCAAGATCTTGACGTAATTCTTTAATATAATTTTGTGTTCTTTGTTGACCAATTTCACTAACAAATACGCTATATCCGCTTGTAGCAACACCATTCTCGCCGTGGATAGGCATATTTTCTAATTGTAAGAATGTATAATTAGATCCATATGTCCACTGTCCTGCAACATTAACATTCATGTTATAAGGGTCATACATTAATGAACAATACGATGCGGGTTGAGTCAATGCTAGTAAGCGTTGAAGTGCAAAAGGCCAGTAGCTACTACGGCGCCATGCTGTTTCAGCAGGTCCTTGATCACCAAATACCCAATTATCTTGTATAGAAGCAGTGTCTGGTTTATTAGATATTAATCCAATTTGACCAGGAGTAAGAAGATTTCCGTAGTTATCTACAGGCAATATTTTTGATAAACCTGTACGAGCATACAAAGGATATCGACCTACTCTTGTACCTTGAGCAATAATACCTTGTTCAATATCACTCCACATATTACCATTACCTGAAGTATATGGAGCGGGACCGTATTCACTTTCCCACCAGGAAGGCTTGCTTGTAAATCCTAACATTTCCCAAGGATTAGTGTGCGGTCGATCTGTATCGTAGAAATATTTAAAGATAGCTCTCCACGACCCACTAACTGTTATTCCTGTGCTGGTAGATGCACCTGGATAACGCAAACCAAGATAAACAGAATTTTTATAATTCCAGGTTAATTCGTTTTGCAGGTCTACTGTGCTATTAGTGGTGTAATTAATACCATAAGTTCCAGACCATTTGATAAAATCTTGTTGTAGTATGTCATTAATTTCTGTAAGACTATATGTGCTTGTTCCTACAGAATCTCTAAATGCGCCAGGGTTAGAAGAATTTACATCAAATAAATTTTGCTTATATGCTATTTTAAGATTATTATAAACACGACGTTCGTATTCTAAAATAATTGCATCTCGATAATCTCCAAATGCAACAGTTAAACTTCCGTCGTGGCCCTGAATAACATTTACGGGACCATTGGCGTATGTATTATCTGAAATTATTTGAGGCACGAAAGAAGGATACAATCCTAATTTAGTAGGCGTTGGAGGAATAAAATTGCCGTGTGTGTTGCCGTAATCTCTAATTGTAATAACATCGCCAACAGTTAACGGCGTAACAATAGATATACCGGCATCATACTGATCAAATATATAATCTCGATAAACGGCTAGTTGTTCGTTATTCAAATATACTAGAACACTTCTATTTGAAACTACGTTTAAATTAAATTCTGAAGATGTTGGATAAGATACTGTGCTGGTGTTGGTTACTGTATAAACTAAAGTAGTTTTATCAATGCCGTATGCCAGCATATCTGACAAATAATAAGGACTTGTAGATGTTCGGCTTAGATTAAAATTAGTAATAATTGTATCAAGAGCAACTGCAGGATCAGATACATCACTTATTGCAGATGCTTGAGCTATTAATGCTATTTTAAATCTGTTATATGCATCTGCAGATTTATCAATAGCGTCAATTACACTATTGGTTTTCTTACCAATAAACATCATAGGGAACGACATTGGATTATTGCCGTTAGCAATCAATCGAGTATTCGTTGCTGCCTGTTCATCTAAATCAGATAAAGTAAAATTAGTTAGGTTGCTGTTTAATGGATTATTAGCAAGACTTAATGGAATATCATAATAGCCCGAACTATTAACTCTAATAGACGGAGATACTAATTTACTCCACACATTTAAATATTGATTTCCAAGTTTAAAGTAAGTGTTACTGGTAGGAACATTAGTAGTTTGATTTGAAGATTCTGATATTACAATTTTACCTGAACCAAAATAATTTGTAAACAAATAACTTCCAATAGAAGAAATATTACGATAATCAACAGTTAATCCCAAGACAGGATCAACAGGATTACTTTCGTTAATACTGTATCCAAATATTTCGTTACCAGAAAAATTACTTAGATAATAATTTCTGTTAGAATAACTTATACCAGCTTCATCAAATAAATCAAATAAAGGTGCTTGATTTGTATTTGTTTTTTGTTGTGCTTTCACCCACAACGAGCCATTATACCAAACTGTAGTACCACCAAATTTTTCGCCTCGCAGTACTAAAATAGATTCATTCAGAGCAGGCAAAGTATCTGTAGTTGGTGCTAATGTAACTGTATAGGTTCCGTTGATATTAACAAATTGAACTTCGTATATATTATTTTGTACCGTTGGATCAGCATCTTTAGTAAAAATAATACGTTGACCGTGTTCAAGATAAATGCCATCTACCACATAACTGCTGGTGTTTGATAACCCTACGACAGGAGTTCCTGATATTTTTAAAAATGCATTTGTAGTAACATTGTCAATTAGATCAACTGCTTGTCCGGCAGTCGACCCGTGATTGAACAATTGTAGATTAGCATTGAATTCTATAATAGGTCTTTCAGCACGTTGAAGAGAAGGTAACTTAATATCTTCTTTATTAATTTCGCAACTTGCAATAATTACATCTTCACTAACCCAACGATTTGCTCTAGACCAAGCGTTTCTATCTTGACTAGCTCTATTGATGGTAATGTATTGCGGATCGATAGGCATGTTCCTATCGTTATCATAACCAAATGTATCAAAATTATCAGTATCAAAAAACTCCGGTGAGTATTGAGCCGAACTTTCAGGAGTAGTTAATTCATTGAATGGAATAAGAACAACACTGGTGCCAGTTCCTTCTACAAAGTATTCTTTATATTTGTATTCTTCAGAAACCCCGTCACCGCTAAACGAAATCAACATACCGTTTAATAAAGTAATGTTAGTTCCGCTAACCGAGACTACGGGAGTAGGTACTCCGATAACACGATTTAATACATCTAAGTTAGGTTGATCAATATCGATTAAAACCGGACCTTCTGGTAACCAGTAGTACTTTTGATAATTTGTAAGTTTGTTCCAATCAATTTGAGGATAGTATGGATATACCTGACTTCTAAACAATCTATCAAAGTTATCTATTATGCCGCCTTCGACTAGAATCTCGTTGGCTAAATCATCGATAGCAACTACATCTTGAACAACTCCGTTAATGTCTTTAGTAATTAAAGCAGGTTCTAATTGATATGCCTGACGTAACGGACTGGATTCTTGAATGTAAATATCACCTGACTGATATGTAGGTGTAGATGTAGACCCAATATATGCATTCAACCGTTCTAACTGTGCTGGTTGTATTAATTGATCGATAGTGCTCGATAAGAATTTACTGTTCTTATTAGTTTGTAAATATGTGGGTAATAAATTAACTGACTGTACTGTTGATGTTGACATTATTAATTTCCGCTAATATTTAATTGTGCCGGTGTGGCTGCGGAAATAACTTGTATATTTGCCGCGGTTGCTCCGCTAATAAAAATCTCATTGCTTTGACATGCAACTTCGTATAAATTTCCAAATCCGCTAGATACAGGAACAAGCAAGAAGTTAGTAATGTCAGGTGTTAAAATATTCATAATATAAGTTGATAGTTCGCTAAAGTAAAAACTTTGTCCAAAGTCCCAATTTTCTAAAGCAAAGAAAGCATTGATAGCGTTCAATACTTGGCTTCTAATAGCGTTGGCACTTAATACACTTGTAGGGCTTTGTACTACTTTAAAAGTTGCCTGTAAATTTGTATCGGCTGCATTACCGAATAATATTTTATAAGATGCAGGTTGATATACTATTTGATCGCTAATTGTTTTAATAGGCTCTAGCACTGACGAATAGTTATTTGCTAAATCGCTAGTTGTAGGCGGAGTAGGTTTAGTGCCGCCAGAACTCAACCAATTTCTAAATGCCGCATCGTAGTCTGCTGTTAACATATAAACATCAATGATATTGCTTTTTGCAGGATCAACTCGAACATCATTACTTGGATTGTGTTGGTATTGGAATTTCAAATTAGCACGACCTGGAAGAACCGTAGGAGTTCCGTTAAGCATAATTGTGGCGGTACTTGTTCCGACAATATTATTAAATGCATCAGGATTTACTATTTGACTGAACTGTTGACTATTTTGATTTTGATAATTACTGATTAAAATAGTCGAAGGATCGATATATCCATCGGGCTCTACAATTGTTCCATCTATTTGCCAAACATAGTCCGCAGGTAAAGGGAACCCTTTAGCTATACCGTTAGTATTTGTATTAGAAGCATTTACAGATAGAATGGTAATTTTATCTTTAACAACCGTGTTGTTTGTATAATCAAAGTTGATCGAAGAAGTGTCTACATAAAAACCTGTTTGTTCAGCACTTTGAAAAATAAACTGTTCTTGTTTAGATACAATACGATATTTGTTGTTGCCAACATTTATGAACATTATTAACCAACTTGCATCTAAATTAGTATTACTTGTATCACTGGCATAGTTAAACATTGTCGAAGGGTCTACAAAATTTTGATTCAAATCTGACCCTGGGATAATTGTCCAATTTCTTGTATTAGGATTAATTGTTAATCCAAATGTTAAATTAGAAGATACTAAATTAATAAGATTTGTTTCAAACGTATAACCTAAATTGTTGATATATGCTGGAATTATTTCTACTGGCAACGCACCATTAGGAATTACATTTGTAAAGATAACAGGACCAGTACCGTCGCTTAAATTACCAAGACCGTTGTTAGATCCTGTACCAATAACTTGTTGAACAGTGGTCCACAAATATAAAGAAACTGTAGGATCTTCTGTAGGAGTAACTACAGTAAAATTACCATTGGCATCAAAATATTGTTGGCGATCGTATATATCTTTTGGTGCTTGGAATTTAATCATGGCACCAGGAGTAATATAATACAAGATATATGGCAATGATGAGTAAGATGGTCCAACTGCCGCAGGCGAGGTCAATCCGTTACTAGAATTTACAATAGTAAAATATCCTCGGCTTTGTCCAGCAACTACTTGAGATTGAACCCATGCATAATCTAAAAGATTTGAAGAAATTACAGGTTTGTAAGATCTATAGGCATCTAGGTAAAAAGAATATAATTCTGAACTTGCCACAATGGGGTTTAGTTCATTTTTAAATGTGGCCCATATGTCATTTTGTGTGTTGAAAGAAAATTCTGTTGTTGAAGTAGTTAATTTCTTAGTTAAGATTCCATCATTACAAAAAATATTTGTTTGACTATATTTTCCGCTAACGTCACTAAGTTCAAAGTATTTGCTAATACCACTGCTGATGCGATTAACACTATGCACCTTAAGAACGTTAGTTGTATAAGTCAACGGAGCAATATTATAGTCCTCTGCGGTGACCATACGATTTTGTGTATAATATTGCTGAGGTGCATTTTTTTGAATGGAAATATTTGATTCAGTCGCTGAACTATTGCTTACTGTATATTCAAGATTCAAAATTAGACTCAAAGTTTGATTGATTCCAGATTTATCAATATACGGAATATCAACTGTAACGCCTGTCAATTGTTCAGGTTTGATAGTATAGGTAGATCCGTTACTTTGACGATAGAAAATTTGAAATTGCCCTGTAGGAAGATTTCCAAAATTGCCATCAGAAAAGTTTAAATCAATTTGATCTTGATCTCGTGTTGTAATACTGTATAAGTTTCTATTTTTTAAATTTAAACTATTATAGATAACATTGTTTCCGCTGATTCCTGGAACCCGTGTCCACAATGTAGAATAATTTCCGGCAGGATCTAACTGCCATAACCACACATCTGTGTTATTAATATTACTAACATTAATGCCTACAATCTCATTAGGAACTGGATTTGCTATGGTAAAATTACTAGCTGCCGTTGACCCTTGTTTAAACATGGCAAAGAAACCAGATGAAGGACTGCCTGGACCCTGATTGTCATTTTGATATATAAGGTTAAAAACATTTCCTGGCAATGGAGTATCTTCGTAGACAAAATCTTTACCAGAGAATGTAGACGATACAACTTCAAAATTCATGCTTGAACCATTAATGTTTTGACTGAATTGAAAAATTGGAACGTCTGTGTTAGAACTATTGATAGTGTATTGTTGAGTTAAAATTCCACCAATTGTTCCGCTATCGTTGGGAGTGCCAAATGCCATTAACCCTGGCATTGCTGTATTAAGAATTGTTATAAATTGTTGGTACCAGTTAGCATTAGTTGGATCATTCCAGATAACCGGGGTGTTTGCTAAATTATTACCAGTTGCATCAAATACATTTCCAGTAGTTGTTACGGCAGAAATCTTTAACATACCGCTAGCTGGTACATTACGTTTAGGAACATAACTCACTAATTGTGCTAATCGCAGTATACTGTCACGACGTTGTGCTGTTTCTAAGAAGTTTTCACGGGCATTTAAATCAACACGGAAACTTAAATTTTGACCAAGGTAAGCAATTAATTCAACAAGTGCAATATATTCACTACTTTCAATAAAATCATTAAAATCTTCAGGATAGTTTTCTTGAAGGTAACTGATTAAAATACGACGGAGAGTGTCAAAATCGTAACTTTGAAATTCTGCGTTGGGCAAAGACTGAAATATTTTTGTCCAATCTTGATTAAGTAATAGTTGTGAATTTGTTGCTGGAATGGTCATATTTTTTTACTCTATACCGTATTTATTGTGAGTATAAACCACGCAGATTATTGTAATGTCAAACCAGTTTCGTGATTAAAATCTAATTTCATTGATGCGGACTGATCTGTTCCGACCAATTGTAATGTTATTTCAATAAGATATCCACCTGGTTTTTCATTCACATTCATTAACGTAGGAGTAACTCTAGGATCACTGGTGCAAATAGTTTGTATATCATTGCTTAATAAATCAAAGATTTCATCTGTCATTGGTTCCATAATGACGTCCCATATTATTGAACCAAACGTAGGTAGCATAACACGCTCGCCTTTACGAGTGTTAAATTGATTGATAATATCTTGTTGTATTAATGCAAAATCGTATAATTTAGAGTTAGTATTAGATATATCAACACTGCTAAACCCAACATAAAATTGACTAGTTTTAGGAGGTTGTTGATAAACCGCTGATGCATTAGAAACTGTAACTGATTTGTATGGCATGATATACTATTTATCGTCCAGTAATACTGGTAGATAACGGGGCTGTGGTTATTGGATTCCCTGAACTATCAGTAACAATTGTGCCATCGCTAGATCTTAAAGGTGTTCCAGCGTTAGGTGTCGTTGAAGAAGGAACTATAAAGTAATTAGGTTCTCCTTTAACTATACCAACTCCTGCTGCCTTTAAGACATTCACTACAGAAATTCTGCGTAACGACGCTGTGTACGCAACACTACTTGGAGTAATCGATCCTGAACCAGTTTGATCAAGACTCTTGTTTTGAATATAAATTTTATAATTAGGATCCGATGGATTATTTGTAGCAATAACATCGTTAGGTCCTTTGAATCTAAATGCAGGATAAAAAATAGTTACATAGACATTGGCAATAGTTGGTTTAGGAACTTGGGCACTTGGCCAGCCAAATTGTTGGAAGAATTTCTTAACATATTGCATCTGTTCAGGTCTGGTCATTTGCGCCAACGCCGCGGTAGTCGTACCTAATCCCTTAGCTGTAGATTCCAAGAACTGAATCAATCCTGTTGCAGATCCTAGTGGGTTTTTAATTGCAGGATCGTACGTTCCGCCTGTTTCATTCCACATAGCACCTAACAAGTCTAATGGGTCAAAATTAAATCCTTCAGAAACAGTTTTAACCGCTGTTAAGAATGGTTGATCTGTGCTCCATGGGAATCGTTGACCCCGGACAGTTCCTTTATCAACACCTGGGCCTGATTGGGCAGGATATGGAGTGTTTGTAGTATTTGTAGCACCTGGAGTAACATTACCATTACTGGTTCTAACACTAGGTTCTGCGGTTGCATCTGTGTTTGTTATTGTAAATTGCGACGGATTTATATTTTCATGCTGATCCCACGGTTCATGCATTGGAACACGTTGCATAATACTTAATAACTTACCACTGCTATTATAGAATTGACTATTTGACCAGCCTGTACTTGTAGTTTTTACATCAATCGCAAACTGCCCTAACCCTCGTGCCTTTGTTACTGTAGGTGCCTGGGCTGGAGTAGCAATGGTTGGAGATGCAGAATTCATGTTTATCAACGTAGAACCATTTCCAATAGTCACTGACTTGTTGGCTGTTAATGATAAATTTGTACCTCCTGTAATTGCTACAGGGCTTTGAGAACCAGAAGATATATTAAATTGACCGCCTGCACTTAAAGAACTTACTCCAGTAGCAAGAATATTAGAATTGCCTCCAGCGGCTAATCCAAAGTTACTCACTACATCTACATTAAGGTTATTGCCGGTGTATAAATTAAAGTCGCCAACTGCTGTGTTGTAAATGTTAGTACCAATTTGATTAATATTACCCGACGAGTTTATATTAATATTTCCAGCCACTGAAGCACCGTCACCTACGTTGGTTGCAATATTAAAATTACGACCCGCTTCTAAGTTAAAATCTCGTTCTGCACGTAGGTTAAAATCGCCACCGGTGTGTATTGACACAGAATCCTGAGCATAGACATCAATCTTGCCCTGACTTGTTAGTTCTATCCAAGCAGATCCGGCAGCATTACCTATGTAAATTAAATCAGCAGTATTATGTAATAATATCTGATGACCAGTTCTTGTTCTAATTCTAACTAATTCGTTTGACAGATTTCCATTAGCATCAGTGTATCCGTCATCCATGACAAACGTAGTTCCACCTAATCTGCTTACTGGTGCAACTGCATTTTTATTAGGACCGATTTGTTTCTTAGGAGCTGATGCGCTATTATCCAGTGGGCCAGGTGTACTAATACCATAAACTTGACTAGGAGTTTCTCTACGTGCGCTACTAGATGTTACGCCGCGAATAGTATCCATTAGTAGACCTTGTCGTAACAAAGCATCTGCAAAAGGATGAACTGGTTTAGGTTTTTGATCTATTCTAGGATCTTTTAACAGTTCTGTCTTTTTGTTATATTCAGCAACAGGTACGTTGGAGGTTCCGTATTTCTTTTGTTGTGCCGCTGTCATATTCGAATTTTGCGAAGACGCAATACCAGGTATCATGTAATTCTGATATGTATCTTGAACACTACCCATCCAATAACATTGATTAGGATCTTCTTGGGCAAAGATTACCATGACCCTACTACCTATGTCAGGAGGGATCATCCAAAAACCATAACTCTTTTGAACATCGTTGAAGTTTTTAGCATCGCTGCCTTCATATTCAACAGATGTCGCACCACTGAATGGGCTTAGATATTTTGCAATATAAGTCTCGCCTGATATACTTGGATCGTTTTGTAAACCCTGAATCAAGGAAACTTCTAATCGTCCCATCTTAAGTGGGTCATTGTGATTAACAATTACCGCAATAAAAGGCCCGGAGTTTCTTGGCGGGATTCTTGCTCTTTCATCAAATGACATATATTAATTACCTTAGGTTGGAATTGCTGAGTTGTTTGTATTTAATAATGCAGTTACTAGGGGACTTGTAGAATTATTACTGTTACTTCCAAACCTCGAAACGACCGAGGCCGCGTTATTTGAAAAGTTTCCTACGTTGGTATTAATTAAATTTTGAGTAGATTCTATAGAAGCATTAATACCTGCTGCCGCATTAGCCAATTCAACTGAAGACCCTAATCTACCTGCTTGAAGTGAGGAGCCTATAGAATTTAATGCTGAATTTTGTATGTTTAACGGATTAGATAAATTTGCAGGCGTAATAGGATTGCCGCCTATCCAACCTGCATATGTAACACCAGGAACTACAGGTGGAATGGCAGGTAAGTTGGCAATTGTATCAGCATTTAAGTTATTAATCACAATACCTTGTTTAGAAGCAGATTGTAAATCAACATTTTTTGGTATACTTGCTGCCAGTCCGGCAAGGCCTCCCAATAATGTTGCCGCAGTTTTTCCTCTTCCGTTACCTAATAAACTACCAAGTAACGCACCAGATATTGCCCCAGTCAACCCTGTAATTCCTTGTGGATTTATACCAAATTGATTAGCAATATTGGCGGCTGGATTACCATTTAGAACTTGTTGAACATTTTGTTCTACTCGATTTACACCACTAGTAACTGCCTTTGCAATATTAGTAGAAGCCAACGCTTGTGTTAAATCTGCATTAAGGCCGACGGCTACTCCTGCGGCCAAAGTTGCGTTTGCTGATGTTGCACCGCTTATTACCTTTTGTGCGGTAGTAATTAACGATGCCGCATTAGGTACTAATGCTGTTTGAGCACCGAACAGGGCGGCGGCATTTGCGCTACCAAATATAGAACCTTTTGTAGGTGCTAATACACCAATTGAATTTTGTGCTCCTGGTACAGCATTTAAATTTCCGCCAAGCCCGCCATAATTTTCAATAGAAGTGTTAGGTACATTAATTAAAGCAGATGCGTTAATTGCCTGTGATACAGGAATCGTTGTACCGTCACTGGTTACAACAGTGCTAGGCGCACTAGGTTGTGATGTATCTGTTGTTCCTTGATCATTAGGATTCTTTATTGCACCGTACTGTGCATTTAATGGACTTGCTTGTTCGTTAGAGTTTTGCGGTTGTCCTGGCACTCTAACAATAGTTAAAGTTTGTCTAAATGAGCCGCGTTTGAATTCGTGTCGTATTTCAGTTACTTGAAATAATCCACTAAACCCAACAAGATCATCTTCAAATTGTGCAAAACCATTATTGTTGCCATTTATATCTATAGGATTTTTAAAATTAATTAAAATGTCAACTTGTCGAACACTTTGATTAACAACAGCATTTTTTGATTTACTTTTAACAGGAACAGCATTACCATTTGTGTTATCACTAAGGAAGTATGGATCTCCCAAAATAGTAATTTCTCCTGTAATCATACCAGATTTACTACCACCGTATATCAAATCATTCATAACTTTTCGAACTTGCTGCCATGGTTCTAGAGTTTGATCAGTTGAATTAACTGTATTTCCTGGAGCATTAGAGGAAGCATTAAAAGTTTCTGCTTTAGGTGGTGTTGGAACTCCAGTTGAAGCAGTACTAGGTGTAGTTTGTTTGTTTACGGGATTTACAGTCTTCTGCGGTGCGGCTTGATCACGAGCAGGCAAAATCTTAGATGCGCCCATAGCTCTAGGCATTTCTTCAAAAAACAAATTATCAAAATGAATTTTAAAATCTAAAACATCTACATTCATTCCTGTGTAGATATAATTGTAAGTTCGTACAGCACGATTTTTAATAAGTTGTTTAGAGATAACGTTTCTTGCCAAGCCTGGTAAAGCGGTGGTATACAACATAGGATATTCTAAAACCATGTAAGTATACTTTTTATAAGGTGCATTTGTTTCAGGATTAATACTATTAGGTATTTCTGTTACTCGAGGAACTATGTTAAAATACTTAATGTTTCCATTTTTATCAACAAATGCAGACGGGTCGCCACCAGAATAAAATGCTTTTAAAGTGTTACCTATATAAGAACTATCCATAATTACAGCTCTTATAATAGATTCTATAGGTTGTCCTGCAGAAAAATGTCCAACTGTAGTTCTTCCAGAACGAGATATATCTTGATCAGTAGGTTGTTTCAAAGAAGAAGATACTTGATATGCGGTTCCTTGATCCGTTACAGGTTTAGATGGCGGAGTTACATAGTAATAGGTTGCGGCGGCAATAGAATTGCTACCGCCAATTGCTTTACCGTTACTGTCAATCATAGGATTGCCGTTGCTATCAGTATTAGGAAAAACTATTTCATAAGTATCATGATTTCCAGATGCACTACTTTTTTCTTCATCAGCTTTTAAAATTTGTTCGTTACGTTGTTTAACTAGATCCTGCAACATTCCATAAACATTAGCCCCGCGTATTGTCATCGATCTAGGAATTGTAGCAACAGATTTTTTCATTGTAGCTTCACTAACTGGAATGGCTGCTACTTTGTAAACTGTTCCTCTTTCGTTAATGTCCAACTCTGCTTGAATAATTTTAATTGTAAAAACTCTTGTAGCATCGCTGATTAACACAGGATCTGGAACATCACCAGTATCTGGATACCCATAAAATTCCATAATCAATGCATAGTTACCTGAAATATAATCAGTATACCCTGCGCCTAATGATCCAACTTGAAGTGCTTCAAAGAATCCATTAATACTGTAAGGCTCCACAACATCAAAATGTATTTCTGTTGGTAAACTAGTTCCACTAGCACCTGTAAACTTAAAAATTGATTTAATATCAACGTTGTCGATATACATATCAAATCTACCAGGACTAATTCGATTAAAAGAACTTATTAAATCATTAACTTTTTCAGCAGTTTGAGCATTGTTTTGTTTTTCTGTTGCGGCTTTGTCTGCTGGCGGTGCATTGTCTGAAACATTGTAATACGGATTAAATCCGGCTGCTTCGTTTAGTGCCGTAGTATCTTTAGAACTTGCGGCTGTTGTAGGAGGAGTTTGTATGGTTTCGTTTGGATTTGCGCTAGGAGACATTGATCCAGGTCTCTTACCTTTATTTGAAGCAATAATAAAAGAAGGTTTAGATGGATCAAATGTCGAAGGATTATTCAACTGCGACTTAGTCATAGTTGCTAATGTAAAATTATAAGATACAGATCTATAATTGTTTAAAATATTTGCTGGCGGAATACTAGCCTGAGCATATGCGGCTAATTCTTCCGCAGTAGGACCACCTTGACCTGTGGATCTTCCTGCATTTCCTACTAAAGTTGTTCGTTGCGCGGCACCGTTATCTTTAACGACCGATGCTGGTGGAGTATTGATAGGAGGTTTTGTTGTACGTCCTGGTGCATATTGCCCTGTACCTGGCATGTTAGGCTCCTAATGTTGTTTTTAACGAACTTAATTTAGGCAGATAAATCTGTATTCCCGCAGTCATATCAAAAATAGGATCTTGTATTACGTTTGGATTTCTCATAGCAAAGACCCACCATAGTTCAACTGTTTGATACAAGTCGAACGATAAAAGATCTGGCCTAAATTCGTAGTTCTTAGGTAAGGTATATAACAGGTCATCTGCTTCTACCGGGACTTGTCGCCAATTAATTACATCTAGATATCCGTTTGCTTGACTAGTTGAGTAGTAAGGGCTTAAAGAATTATAAATTGCCATTATAAAATTCCCATTGTTCGTTGAGAGGCTCCTCGATTTAACCAAGAAGGAACCGTTGCATCTAGCATTTCCTGTCTACTGTACATAGGTTTGCATGATAAGACCAAAGTAGACTTAGTAGGAACTGATGCTTGTTTAAAAACTGAATCATTAATATAGTAGTAATCTACATCTGCTGGCAAATCTACTCTAAAGTTTGTAACAGCAATAGGAACAAAATCTAACATAAATGTTCCGTATGCTTGTAATCTGCATATCGGCGGAGGGCTTCCAGCTAAATTATCAGATCCGCCAAATCTACCTTTAGTTAATGCTCTTAGCAAATGTATGGTGGAAAGATATGTTATAGCATCACTATCATTTTGGACCGTAAATATTCCATTTATGCTTATGTCACCAACATAGCTACTTTTATAAAAGTTAATAGAAAAGTTACTGTGTAATGGCATATCTGAATTGTAGTCAGCTTTATGCTCAAAACTAATTTGAGGGGTATAAGGAAAAATAATACCGGTTAAAGGTTTTAAATTATTTCTATACCCCGAAGTAAACGATGTTTGATATGAAGGTGGAACTAATATTTTAACTCTAGTATCAATCTTATTTCCATTAGATCTAGTAACCGTAGTTTGTTCTGGAGTAGTCTGTGATTCAGTTAAGTCTTGAGCAGGACGGGCTGCTCCTTTAACTGCATCAATTCTTCTAGGATCAGTAGCGGCAAATGACGCTGAAGATTGACCTGCACCTGCACCAACAATAGGTTGCGTGGCCACATTGGGAATAGCTGTAGCGGCGGGATTCAACGATGTTGCTGGGTTCAACTGAGAGCCTTGTGTAAAGGGCATAAATATTATTCCTTGATATCTTATTTACCATTAAATAAAGTGCTAATATTTTAAATATTTGGTTGACACTAGCAATTTCCGTGCTAAACTAAAAAAGTTAGGGAAAAATAATAACAATATGACAACAACAACTATCGCGCCGACCGGCAGAAAGGTAAAATACTTAAACAATAGAGACTTATTAGCAGAAATTCATCGTAGTAAATGTTCATTTTCAAGTTTTTTGCAACCTGAATATCAACAACACGATATCATTTTAACAAGTCTCGACAAGGTAAACATTAGAACTATAGCAGAT